GAACCATATGCTCACTTTGAAGGGTCACCGATGTCAAAAGGGGTATTCCAATTTGATATGTGGGGATTGAAAGAAGATGAGTTATCAAAAAGATGGCCTTGGGGGATTCTTAAACAGAATGTTAGTAAGTACGGAATTTGTAACTCATTATTCACAGCTCAAATGCCTGTGGCATCTTCAGCTAAGATTACAGGTTCATATGAAATGACAGAACCCGCTCACTCGGCAATCTTTAACAGACGTGTGGTTGGTGGAGAGATTATGATTGTTAACAAGTATTTGATTAGTGACTTTGAAAAGATTGGAATTTGGTCTGAGGACTTAAAGAATGAAATCATCATGAACGAAGGTTCAATTCAAAACATTAACTTCAATAACTATCTTGACCAAGAAGATAAGAGATATAATTTCAAAGTTAAAAGAACTGAACATTTAATTAATAAGTACAAAACAATTTGGGAGATTTCACAAAGAGAATTGATTGAAATGGCAGCCGATAGAGCACCATTTATTGACCAATCACAGTCAATGAATATCTATATGTCAAACCCAACATTGTCAAAAATTTCATCATCACATTTCTATGGATGGGAAAAAGGATTGAAAACACTTTGTTATTACGTTAGAACAAGAGCAATCTCAACTGGGGCTAAACACTTGGCAATGGACGTATCAAAAATTAATAAACCAAAACCAACTCCTGAACCACCAAAGGTTGACTACAGTTATATGAATTTACCTCCAAAACCTGAGAATAGTGATTTTGATTGTTTTGGATGTTCATCCTAAAAAAATCCGATGTGTTATCCCGAGCTAGGTCGGGATTTTTTATTTTCATTATGATTTACTGAAAATTTTACAACATTATATTTATTTGATATGGCAGATGGAAGAACATACGGTATAAATTTTCCTTTTAAAGATTCTTTAAATGGTAAATATTTGGATTTGTCCGATACTGCTGATGAAGAAATCAGAAGTAATTTAATCCACTTATTATTATCTAGAAAAGGAAGTAGGTATTTTTTACCTGATTTTGGGACTCGATTATATGAATATATTTTTGAACCACTTGATGGACCAACATTTACCGATATTGAAGCGGAAATCAGAGATGCTGTTGAGAAGTATATTCCAAATCTAACAATAAATGGAATTAATATAACTTCAACTGAAAGTGAAGAGGGGAGTGATGTTGTGACTACAAATCAAGACATTTTAAGAACTGTTGATGCTGGCTCACAATCAATACCTGATTATACTGCGAAAATAAGAGTTGACTACACAATAACAAATGATGCATTTAAGAGCAAAGATTTTGTAATAATTAACCTATAAAAATATGGCTGAAAAAAAAATATCGTATACTACAAGGGATTTCCAATCTATAAGACAAGAATTAGTAACCTTTGTTCAAACTTATTATCCTGATTTAATCCAAAATGTAAATGACGCTTCAGTTTTTTCAGTTTTATTGGACTTAAATGCTGCGGTTACCGACAATCTTCAGTTCCATATTGATAGAAGTATTCAAGAAACGGTATTACAATATGCTCAACAAAAAAGTTCAATATATAATATTGCGAGAACTTATGGTTTAAAAATACCTGGATTAAGACCATCAGTTGCGGTTGTCGATTTTTCTATTACTGTTCCCGCTTTAGGTGATGCTGAGGATTTAAGATATTGTGGAGTTTTAAGAGCGGGAAGTCAAGTTATCGGGGCAGGTCAAATTTTCGAAACAGTTAACGATGTTGATTTTACCTCACCGTTAAATGCTGAAGGATATCCAAACAGAGTTAAAATTCCAAATTTTGATGCTAATAATAATTTAATTAATTATACTATTGTTAAAAGGGAAACTGTTGTTAATGGTATTACAAAAGTATTCAAAAGAACAATAACAGGTAGTGATGCTAAACCATTTTTAGAGTTATTTTTACCTGAAAAAAATGTTTTAGGTGTTACAAGTGTATTACTTAAAGATGGGGTTAGTTATTCTAATGTACCTACATCTCAAGAATTTTTAGGTACTACTGATAGATGGTATGAAGTATATGCTTTAGCGGAGGACAGAGTTTTTGTACCCGACACTTCAAAACCCGCTGACCAACCAGGACTTAAAGTTGGTAAATATATCCAAACTAATACAAGGTTTATAACTGAATATACACCTGAAAGTTTTCTTAAATTAACTTTCGGTGGAGGAAACACTTCTGCTGATGAACAATTAAGAGACTTTGCGAGAAATGGTATAAACTTAGATTTATCAAAATATCAGAATAATTTCTCATTAGGTTCAACGTTAAAACCAAATTCAACTTTGTTTATTCAATATAGAATTGGTGGAGGATTGGCGACTAATTTAGGTGTTAATGTTATAAACCAAATTGGAACTATATCTTTCTTTGTAAACGGACCGTCACAGAGTGTTAATCAAAACGTTCAACAGTCATTACAATGTAACAATGTTACGGCTGCGATTGGTGGGGCAGATAGACCAAGTTTAGAAGAGGTTAGAAATTATGTAGGATTTAATTTCTCGGCTCAAAAAAGAGCGGTAACCATAAATGACTATCAATCAATACTTAGAACAATGCCGTCACAATATGGGGCACCGGCAAAGGTTGCAGTTTTTGAACAAGATAATAAAATTGTGGTAAAACTTTTATCATACGATACTAATGGTGCTTTAACAAATATTGTATCAAATACATTAATATCAAATATTGCGAATTATCTATCAAACTATAGAATGATTAATGATTATATCTCAGTACAAACTGCTGATGTCATTGACTTATCATTGGACATTTCAGTTGTTCTTAATTCTACACAAAGTCAGGGAGCGGTTGTTAGTAGTATAATTAACAAAGTTACCGCATTCTTTAGTCCTACACAAATAGAAATGGGAGAAACAATTTATATTTCAGAATTAAGAAGAATTTTACAATCTGAAAATGGTGTTCTTTCTGTTGCAGATATTTCAGTTTACAATAAAGTTGGAGGTCAGTACTCATCATCAGAAACATCAATGAGTTACTCTGATGCGACTACTAAAAAAATACAACTAAATGAAGAAACTCTTTACGCAGAACCAACCCAAATATACCAAATTAGATTCCCTGCTAAAGACATTATCGTTAGAACAAAGAATTTAACTACAGTAAACATTTCCTAATCTGAATATTTTTATAAAATAGTAATAAAACTATTTATAAAAATATGGGTAAAAACTTTAGAATTAGGACAAAGGTTGGAGTAGATACGAGAGTTGAAGCCAAGTTAGAACAAGATTTTGATTTTTTAGAAATTCTTTCTTTAAAATTAACTCAGCAACAAGTTTACAATAGACCAACCTCAAACTATGGAGTTTTATGTGGTAGAGTTTACGCTAATAATGGTTTTGGTGTTCCTAACGCAAAAGTATCAGTTTTTATTCCTCTAACTGATGAGGATTCTAACAACCCTGTAATATCAAGAATATATCCTTATAGAAATTTAAATACTCAAAATGAAGATGGGTATCGGTATAATTTATTACCATATGTTGCATCATATACAGGACACGTACCAACAGGAACATTTCCTGATAGAGAAGACATTTTAAAAGATAAATCTCTAAGTTATACCTATGAAAAATATTATAAATTCACCGCCAAAACAAATGATGCGGGTGATTTTATGATATTTGGAGCACCTGTTGGGAATCACACAATTGTGATGGATGTTGACGTTTCTGACATTGGTCAGTTTTCATTAACACCCCAAGATTTATTAAGAATAGGTAGAGCAACTGAAGCTCAACTTGATGGTGCTAAATTTAAAGAATCAACAGATTTAGATTCTCTACCTCAAATAATCGGAATTAAAAAGACAATAGATATTAATCCATTTTGGGGTGACCCTGATTTGGCGACAATCGCGGTAACAAGAGTTGACTTTAATCTTTTAGAGGAGGCAAATATTGAATTTAAACCTACATGTGTATTCATGGGTTCATTAATTTCAGGTATTGATACTAAGGCAATTTCTAAAACGTGTAAAGTTAAAGTTAGAGCAGGTGATTTATGTGAATTAATTACAGGTCCTGGACAAATTTTAGCGATTAGACAAACAGTTAATTTTGATAAATTAGGAAGACCCATATTAGAACAGTATAAGGTAGAAAATGACGGACAGGTAATTGATGAAAACGGTACTTGGATGATTGACCTACCAATGAATATGGATTACGTGTATACTGATGAAGAAGGTAAACAACAAATAAGTTATGACCCAAGTATTGGAATACCAACAAAAGGTAGATATAGATTTAAAATTAAATGGAATCAATCTGACAAGTCAACAGAACAATTAAAAAGAGGGTATTTCTTAATTCCCAACGTTAAAGAATATGGATGGGATAAAGATAATTTGGGATTAAATCCGGCGAAAGATTTAAACCCTCCCGCAACTGTACCCCCAACAATTAGTGCTGCGACAATAAGTACACCATCGGTAACTGGACCTCCTGTTATATCTTACCAAATTGACCAACCATTGGTTGATTTTGCTAATACTTCTTTTGGTAAATTTACAAGGTCATATTCATTTAGTTTAAGTTGGTTTGATTATGTAAATCCTCAGTCAGCAATTAATTGTGACGACACATTCTATGAGTTCCAATATAATAAAGTTTATACTGTATCTCAGTTAATTGACAAATATAGAAGTGGAAAATTACCTGCAAGATTTTTAGGATTTAAAAATTGTTTAGATGATAAATGCGCCGGAAATACTGAAAAATTTCCAGTTAATGACGGACACTATAACATAACATTTTTATACGTATTACTTACCGCATTAATAACTTTAGCAAAACCAATTGTTTTAATTATTGTTTTAATATTTGCGATTTTAGCTTGGATTTACAGATTAATTTCTGAGTTTATTTGCGATAAAATAGTTCCGTTACTTAGAAATTTAGGAAGAACAAGAACTGTTGCCGGTTTTGATTTTGTTATTTGTCCTACGTGTAATGGTACTGCAGATGATTTAGAGAATAAATGGTGTGATAGACCAAACCCATTTACAGATAAAAGATTTCCTTTGTTATTACAAGATGATGGTGATTGTTCATTTTGTGACTGTAAAGATAGTGGAGAATCTTTGGCGGGAAATGTATATGGAGCGGTTAACTCTAGTTGTTTGGCAGACCTTTCATCAACATCTAAATGGTTATATGATGTTAGTATAAGTACAGAATTACAGTCACCACCTCAAATAAATTTATTGGCGGGATTTACGTCTCCATTTTTTAATTTCGCAACAAGAATGCCAACCACATGTGTATATCCTCAAACATATTCGTATGGTTCATTAGCATTTGATTATGGGTCTGTGTTTTTAACTGAGCAAGGTGTTGGACCCGCAGTCTTTTCACCGTCATTAACAATTTCTGAAAGATTAAATTTATTTAATACTAAGGCTAAGTATTTCAATAATGGTGGATTAGATATAGATACATTTACATTACCGGCAAGTCATGGTTCAAGTTTAATTAGTACTGAATTAAGCCAAATGAATGTTAACAAAGGAGGATGGAATAGAATTAAACTTACAATTTCTTCCGAAGATGCGATTCAAGACCAAACAGATTGGCTAGCAGCTCAAAAACTACCATTACCTGGAGGGGCATACCCAAGTGACGGTTCTTATCACTTGGATAATGTAATGATTTTACTTGTTGATGAGAACTGTAAATTGGGTACTACAAGAGCTGGTACTTTAGTTACTTTTAATAATCCTACGTTATCATCCGACGTTAATTTAACAGGATTTACAACAACTTCCCAAGGACAAGGAGGTCAAACAATATTTACTCCAACGTTTAATCCATATGGTGGAAGACAAATAACGGGAACTCCAATACATAAATCAGCTCAAACTTCAACAACTGCGGGTAAAAATTTGGATGTTTGGTATGCTGACCCAAGTGATGCTAATGTTGAGCCAGTAATTTTTAATCCTAATCTAATTGTAAAATGGAACCTTATAACTGACCCGTATGTACAAAGTTTAAAAAATATTATAGATGCTAACCAAACAATTTATGGTGGGCCATTTAATATTAACAATATAAGGGGTGATGCTCCAGGGTCCACATATACAGATGAACTTACATTCCCATATGTAGGTAATAAAGCTTCATACACTATAAATTATGATGTTGATTTAATACCTCCGTATTACAAATATCCTGCAGATATTGAGTATTTCCAAGTAATTGAGAATTATAGTATTGATTCGTTAGTTAATAAATGGGCTCCTGATAGTCCGTCTAATGCACTTTCTTTAAAAAGGAGATATTTGTATAATCAAATGCAAGTTATTAGATGGAGAAAATTTAAATATTTTTTAAGTAGCGTAAACAATACTGCTCCAGGAACAACAAGTCCTAATTTAGTTAACACACCTATTGGTACTAATAATACTTCTTTATATTTACAACCTATTGTATATACAAATCAATTAAAACCACATGAGTTATTTCAAAATTTTGGTAAATTAAGGGTGGTAATTTTACAAAGAGGTGTTGACCCGTATTCACCAAAGTTTAAAATGAAAATAGATTTATCTAGACTTTTAGGTTTTACGGATTTTAAAACTGGATTTTCAGTTGATTCGGATGGTAGAGTGATTCAAAATTATTATAGGTTAAATCAACCAATACAAGGTTCAAGCAGAAGTCAAAGTCATTATTACTATCTTGGTAAAAAAACGTATGACTTTCAAGGATATATGCAAATAGATGATGATTCATTTCCATTAACGGAGTATGGTAGATTATTTTTTAAATCAAAATTTTTTAAACCTAGTCCAACTCAATTTACATCATTTAGTTCTAACATATTACAAAAATACTCTGCTTTAGGTGATAGAAAAATTAATTACCCAAGTTCGTCTCAGAGACCATTTAAAAATTTTACATCTTATTTTAAATGGTTTACATTTTGTGCTAATGCATCTTTTAGTAATAATCTGTATTACGGAACTTCGGGGACTAATACTATACCTGCTAGTACGACTCCTTTATTTGCAAATGGGGGACAATCACCAATAACAACAACAACAAATCCCATATCATCCCAATACACCCAAACTTTGGGTTCTACTCCAAGATTATTACTATACAGATGTAATAATGACCCATCTATATCTACAACTAATATTGCTCCTGGTATAAATCCAAATTATCTTAATTTTACTCAAGGACCAGTTCCTGACGGGAACAATACCTATAATCAATTTTATTTTACACCTATACCTGCAAATTCTGCAAACGCTTCTGCTAATGGAGATGTTCTTGTTTTAAGTAATAATTCGTCTTTAGCACAAGATGGAATCACTTCAAGTTATAGTATACAAACAACATTACAAAATAGAGTTATTTATGATGGTATTGGTGTAAAAGCGCATTATAATAATTTGTTTACACAAAGGTGGAAAAAGACATCTTCAACTAACAGTAATTCTTTTTGGTCTGCGTTTATTGGGGTTAATAAATACGTAAATAATCAAGCTTGGGGACCTGGATGGACAGTTAATAACGGTAGTAGTGATAGTCAAGTTATTAATACTTTAGAAGAATATCCGGGGTATACAGGGTATTTCCCATATGAAGATATTGGAGGAGGTTCGTATATGTGGGCAGAATTAAATTTTGACACTAATAGTGGACAAGCATTAAGTGACCCTGATTTAGGATATAAGTATTTAACTCAACTTTATTATGTGCCAAGATATGATACTGGATTAACAGTCACTTACGAGAAATTAACAGGAGCAATAATACCAACAACCAACGCAGCACTTAATGGTTCAACGGCATCTAATGATTGGCCGAATCAATCAGAAGGTGACATATTTAATATCTTTAGAAGTGATAG